GGATCCGTTCGCAGAGTTCATGGCTGACCTTGGCGCAGACGACGAATAGGCTGTGGTCATGGAGTAGGTTTTTCGGCCTTCGCTTTTGCGTGGTCAAGTATGAAGCGGGCGTAATCTACGGCGGAGTCTCTGAAGTTCGTGATGAAGGTATTGAAATTCTCCGCTGAGACGCCACCCGTCAGTACCAATAGGTTCTCCAGCACCGCACTTCCATCACTGTCTACAAATGCAGTGGAAGCTAATTGCGTCTTGTTCCATTCATTGACGGTTGCCAGCGTTGTGCCATCGGTGTAGTAAACGAAAAGTTCAACATACTCCGGGGCGGCCACTTTGCCTGCAAGTTTTCTACCTTCCGCTCTGAAGGTGAAATATTCGTCGAGTTTTCCATCCGTGCTGCCCCGCTCACATTGAAAGCCGAGAGCTTGGACCCTACGTTGAAACTCTTCCAAGGTCACAGTAGAGATCATGTGGGTCGAGTTTCCGTCTTTCGCGGATACGGCTGGACTGGCTTTTGGAGCTTGAGTTCCAGTTGTCTGGGCCAGTGAAGGGCAAGCAACTAGCAACAGGCTGAAAACGGCTAGGGCAACGAAACTGGTCGCATCCTTACGCTCGGGCTTTCCCATCCCCGCATACTACCACGAGTATCTCGACTTCCGAACCCTTCTAGTAATGATCTCGCCTAACATCCCGAAACTCAGTCCCGCAGAGAAGTACATCGCGGGTGTTCTCTCCGGGAAAATCGTCACCTCGAAACTGGTCAAGCAGGCGTGTGAACGTCATCAGCGCGATCTAGCCGATGGTCATCTACGCAATCTCAAGTTCAGCCCGAAGCAAGCCAACCGGCCCATCGAATTCATCCAGAAGTTCTGCCATCATTCCCAAGGCGAGTGGGCTGGGCAGATTGTGGTCCTGGCACCATGGCAATGCGCAATGCTGCACATCTTGTACGGCTGGAGATGGGCAGATACTGGCTATCGTCGCTTCAAGTTCGCTTATGTCGAACTGGCTAAGGGCAACGGAAAGTCGTTCCTCGCATCCGCCACAGGCCTGATCGAACTGATCGGCTCCGGTGAGGCCGGCGCGGAAGTCTATAGCGTTGCTACAAAGCGCGATCAGGCACGGATTGTTTTCAGCGAAGCCGAGCGAATGGTGGCATCGTCACCTGCCTTGAAGTCTCGCATCAAGAGTTACCGCGACAACTTGCACATCTTAGGAACCGCGTCCAAATTCCAGCCGCTCTCCAGCGACGAAGATTCACTAGATGGGCCTCGTCCGCAATGCCTGATCGCAGATGAATTGCATGCCTGGGGATTCAACGCCCGCAAGTTGTGGGATGTACTTTCCAACGCATTAGGCAAACGCAGGTCACCACTGTTCCTTGTCATCACCACCGCCGGCTCAGGTGAGCTGACTCTGTGTGGCCAGCAACACGAATACTGCGTCAAGGTTCTAAACCAGATTCATGAAGATGACTCCTGGTTTGCGTGGGTGGCAGGGCTCGATGTAGATGATGACTACCTAGACGAGAAGAACTGGGTCAAGGCAAATCCGAACCTCGGCGTCTCAGTAAACATCAAGGAACTACGAGAGGCTGTAAATAAGGCAAAGGGCGACCCAGCATCACTGAACGGCGTGCTCCGTCTTCGCCTGGGCATCTGGACACAGTCCTCAGTTGCGTATTTCCCCATGGACGAATGGGCGAAGTGTAACGCGGCTATCGACCTTGAATCTCTAAAGAATCAACCTTGCTTCGGCGGCCTCGATCTATCGACGACTACCGACATCGCGGCATTCGTTCTCCTGTTTCCTCCATGGGGTGATCGCACTAAGTGGGTTGTCCTGCCGCACTTCTTTCTACCGGAAGACAACATCGAAAAGCGCTGCAAGAAGGATCGAGTTCCATACGACGTATGGAAGCGTCAGGGTCTGTTCAATCTCACATCGGGCAACGTCGTAGACTACGACGCTATCCGGCTCAAGATCAAAGAACTCTCCACGATTTACGACCTCAGGGAGATTGCTTATGACCCTTGGAACGCTCAAGAGACTGCGACCTGGTTGCAGGATCACGGATTCATCGTGTCTCCCCTGCGTCAAGGCTTCCCATCACTCGCAGGTCCGACTAAGAGAGCTCTTGAGTTGGTGCTTACACACGAACTCGATCATCTCGATAACCCGGTACTGCGTTGGATGGCTAGCAACACGGTCGTCGACATGGACGCAACCGGAAGCGTAAAGCCGGACAAGTCGAAGTCCACTGAGAAGATCGATGGCATCAGCGCATTGATATGCGCGCTCTCCCGCGCAATGGTTGTAATTCTCAAACCCAAAAAGCGCCACTTTACACCTTTCACGGTATAGACGATATCGAAGGATTCACATTGGGATTCAGATCCGCACTCAAACAATTCGTGTCCGGTGAGCAGCGATCATCTGGTGATCCACTCGGAAACCCTGCGATCCCGCTGTCCTCTATAGGCTTTTGGGCCTGGGCGACTGGTGGAGAACCGACCGCTTCCGGCGAGAGCGTTACCGTCTCGACTGCACTACAGCAGACGACGGTTTACGCCTGCGCCAGAGTTTTAAGCGAGTCCGTTGCCAGCTTGCCGGTCAAAGTCTACGAGTTGGTCGACCGCGGCCGCAAAGAGAATCCGAATCACGACCTGGCGTACCTGCTGGGTGTATCACCGAACTCGGAGATGACGGCATTCACATTTTGGGAATCGTTGGTTGGAGCATTGGCGCTGACTGGAAATTGCTTCGCCGAGATTCAGCGCGATGCATCCTTGAAGCCAGTCGCATTGTGGCCGCTTCACCCTATGCTGACCGAACCCAAGCGCACTCCGCGCACCGCCGACGGTAAAGGTGGCGATCTCGTATACGAAACTAGCGACGGCATGGGTGGTCAAGGCGCTATCCGAACCATCGCCTCCGCCAACATGATTCACGTTCCACTGTTTTCGTTCGACGGACTCAAGGGACTGTCCCCAATCGCGCTCGCACGCCAAGGCCTTGGCCTGGCACTCGCAGCCGAGAAACTAGGTGCTCGCTACTTCGGTAACGGAGCCCGCCCTAGTGGACTGTTATCAACGATTACCGAGTTTGAAGATGATGACCCGACGCTAGCAGCAGCCCGTGATTCCTGGAACCGCACACAGGGTGGAGACAAGCAAGGATCCACGGCAGTTCTACCCGGCGACTGGAAGTACACGCCGTTGAGCATCTCGAACAAGGACAGCCAGTTCTTGGAGGTCCGACAATTCCAGCGCACCGAGATTGCCGCTCTGTTCCGCGTGCCGCCGCACATGATCGGCGACACCTCGAAGATGAGCAACGCGAACGCAGAGCAACAGGCTTTGATGTTCGTGGTCGATACTCTCCGCCCATACCTCGGCCGGATCGAGGGTGAGTGCTCTCGCAAGCTGCTTCCAACGAACGGTCGTAACGCAGGCCGGTTTCAGATCGAGTTCGACATCTCTGAACGTCTCCGCGGTGACATCGAGAGCCAGGCTGCAGGATTCACCGCCGGCCGCCAAGGTGGTTGGTTCAGCGTGAACGACGTTCGTATGAAGATCGGTGAGAATCCCATCGGACCTGTCGGTGACGTATACATCGTGGCCGTCAACTACCAGAACGCCGCGCGCCTGCTAGATACCGAGAGCCTGCAAGATCAGCCACTAACCAAGGCCGTACCAGCGGTGGATCCAACCGATCCAACCGTGCCGGCTGAAGACGCTACACCGACACCCGAAGAACGGTCGATGATGGCGCAATACACCTCTGCGTATCTGCTGGTTTACCGTGATGCGTTTCAACGGTTGATTAAGCGCGATAACAAAGGATACGACGCCGTTTCCTCCCTATTTAGCCCAGTTCTACGGTCGATTGCAGGGCTTGCACAAGACCACGCAATGACCATAAATAGCCCGGTCGGAGCAATGGATCGTCTGCCCGACAGCAATATCGAGAAGCATGTCGAATCGGTGTGTCGGTCTATGGCTAAACGGTCCGCCGACTACGCAGCCGTGGATCCAGATGCGAGCGTCGCGATGGCTGAGTTCAACAAGGCAGTACGGTCCATCGTGATAAACGTTGCGCGTGATTGCGCCGCCGTTGTCGCTGAGCGAACGATTGCCGCGTAATACACACCCACAGGAGATTCAATGAGCATTAAGTCCGCACCGAAGCATGAAATCCGCCAGATCAAAGCGACCGAACTTCGCGTTTCGACCAATGCAGACGGCAATCGCGTCCTCTCCGGATACGCATCGGTATTCAACAGCCTCTCGTGCGACATGGGCGGATGGTTCGAGATGGTCGCACCGACTGCGTTCACTCGCACGTTGGATGAAAACCCAGACGTGCTCTGTTTGTATTCGCATGACACCTCACTCGTACTTGGTCGCACCAGTTCCGGTACGTTGACGATCTCCACCGACGCAAAGGGACTCAAGTTCGAATGCATCCTTCCCAAGACGACCGCTGCAGCTGATTTGATCGTCCTTGTTGAGCGGGGAGATGTTTCCGGGTGCAGTTTCGGTTTCGTATGCGTCGCCGATGTATGGTCTGAGGATTCAACTGGCCGGTACATCCGCACTTTGCTCGATGTCGATCTTTACGAGATCACAGCGACTGCGCTGCCGGCCTATGACGACACCAGTCTCTCTCTCCGCTCCGCACCGATCGAGATGCGTTCGAAGATCAAGGCGATCGAGAAACGCAACGTCGGATGCCAGTGTACGTGTGATACCTGCGTTGATTCCGACGGAGAAGATTGCGCCAACTGCACCAACGATGATTGCGATGACCTCAATTGTGGCGAGTGCCGTAGCAAGCCCACCCCAGCGCCAGTGGTTGCTCCTGTAGCAGATGCCGCGGCCGACGAAGAAGCCCGCGAGTGGAAAGCCAACATTGAAATCCGTCTGAAACTCCTGTCGCTCAAGAGCAAATAACCACAACCTCTGCAAGGTGCCAACGGTCAGCCCCGCGCTGTGCTTTCAATAGCAACCGACAACTTGCCGCACGGAAGCATGGGCATACGCCCAATGCTGTCCTGCACCTCACCGCAAGCACCTAGCCCACATCCTCCGGACACTACACCCCGGCGCACCAGTAACGCCTGCACACCATACCGTGCAGATGAAGGAATCTACCATGCCTACTATCAAGGATATGTGCGAGCAGCGCACGAAGCTGATCACCGACGCCCAGGCGCTCGTGCTCGGCGAGAAGGTAACAGTTGAGCAGCGCGCCCAGGCCAACAAGATGGTTGCCGACGTCGAGATTCTCGAAGCCGACATCAACACAGCCCAGCGGCTGGAGAAGTTCGAGCTCGAGTCCCGCTCCAGCGTCAAGCCTCCCCGTGGCGCGCCTGCAGCCGGCTCCGACGAATCGGCAGAGAAGTCTGCCAAGGAAGTTCGTGCATTCGAACACTACATTAGGACCGGTGAGAAGCGCGACCTGACTACGACCTCGATGGGCGCAGTTATCCCGCAGCTGTTCAACTCCCAGATCGTCGACGCGCAGAAGCTCGTTGGTAACCTGGTGAGCGTCGTCGGCAAGAAAGTTACCGACATGAGCGGCGCGCCGTTGAAGGTTGGCATGACCAACGACACTGGCAACACCCTTACCACCATGACCGGTGAAACTACCGTCGTGGGTGAAGCTGATCCGGCTGTAAGTGGCTTCATCATGCAGGTGGACACCGTCGCGACTTCCGTGAAGGTGAGCTATCAGGAGCTCGAAGACAACAGCTTCGATGTCGCTTCCTGGATCAAGACTAAGTTCGGCATTCGCTACTTCCGCGGGCTGGAGTATTTGCTGGCAAACGGCAATGCGTCCAACGTGGCGTCCGTCGTGTCGACTGCAACGCTTGGTGCAACTTCCGAGGCGGCTGGCTTGATCGGCTACGACGATTTCGTGGCGATCTATTCGGCGCTCGATCCCGCGTATGAAGGCAATGCGAACTGGGCGATGAACTCCACCACCCGCGCCCGCGTCATGGGTCTCAAGGATACGCTCGGTCGTCCGCTGTTCATCCCGAACCCGAACTCCGGCGTTCTGGATCACATCCTGGGCCGTCCGATCGTCCTGTCGCAGCCTCTCCCTACGGCCTTCACTTCGGGCAATGTCGGCGTGCTGTATGGCGACTTCAACGAGGGATACCTGCTCCGCACGGATGGCCCGATGAGCATCCGGCGTTCGGATGATCGCTTCGTGGATTCGCTCGAAACCATCTTCGTGGCGTATGCCCGCGTCGGTGGTCACTCGACGGATGCTGGGACTCACCCGATTTTGGCCCTGCACACGCTGTAATCAACCTGGACGGACGGCTCGAATGCGGGCCGTCCAATCCAACTTACCCTCCAACGAGGCTCCCCGCCACATGCAGATCAGAATCACCAAGTCGTTTCTCGACCCTTCGCTATCGCCTCGCCCATTGATTACGAATGAACTGTTCGACCTGCCAGACGCCGTCGCTCAGAAGCTAATCGATGAAGGCCATGCACAAGTATGGACGCTAAATCAGCCGGGACAGAACCTGCCCGTGTCTATCGCTTCAACTCCACCCAAGATCCGGCGCGAACGCGCTGTTAGGTCCTAATGCCGCTCTCTCTACAAATCGTTGTGCAGCCCGCCGTCGAGCCAGTCACCGTCGATCTGGCCAAGAGCCAGTGCCGTGTAGATTACACCGACGACGATGCCTTGATCGCGGTATACATTACCGCCGCGCGCCAGTACGGAGAGAAATACACGCATCGCGCTTTCTACAACCAAACATGGCTGCGCACCATGGACTTCTTTCCCGCTTGCTGGAACTACAGCACGACCAACCCAGTCGAGTCGTCCGCCTACCCTTACGGATTCTGGGACAAGCTCACCATCGACATTCCCCGCGCCAACCTGGTATCAGTCACGTCAATCACCTACGTCGACAACTCCGGTGCGACTCAGACGCTCGATCCTTCGACCTACATCGTCGACAACACATCTACTCCAGGCCGCATTGCTCCAGTGCAAGGCGCCGCATGGCCGGCTGTATCGACCTTCATGCCAGGCTCGGTCAAGATCACATTCGTTGCCGGCTCATACGGAGACGGCGTTAAAGTCAACAACTGCCCGTCGACCGTCATGCTCGCAATTCTCCTTCTGGTAAATCACTTCTACGAGAACCGTAGTAACTCGAGCGAGGCAAACCTCAAGAACATTCCGCTCGGTGTCAACGCCCTTCTGGCCTCAGAGAAGGTCAGCATGTTTGGTTACCGATGAACGCCGGAAAGTTGAACAGGCGTGTACAGATCCAGTCGCAGACCACGACGCAGGACGCAGCCGGACAAGAACTCCAGGTGTGGTCTCAGATTTATACCTGCTGGGCGAGCATCGATGTCCTCCGTGGGCAGCTGACTCCCGCCAATTCTGAGCTGGTCTCGAAGGCCACCCACAACATCACCATCCGGTACACGTCGTCACTCATCATCGCAGCCAACCAGCGCGTGATCTACACCGAGACGGCGACGGGCGTGGTCCACACGTATTTCATCGAGGCGGTGCTCAATCCGAAGCAGGCCAACGTCGAGTTATCGCTGCTGGTTTATGAGCTGAAGGAGTCCGAGTAATGCTCGAAGTCGGCCTCACCACTCTGCTCACTTCCGCCCCAGCCCTCTCGGCCCTGATCGCCGCCCGGATCTACCCCATCGAGTTGCCCACCAATCCCACGCTCCCGGCCATCGCCTACAAGCTGGTCGGCTCGCAGTCAGAAGCGTCATTCTCCAGTCCAGGCTACCAGCGCAAGAGGATTGAGTTCGCAATCCACGCCGGGTCATACCTCCAAGCCATCACGGTCAAAGAGACGCTGATCTCGGTGCTGAATCGCTACACCGGCCTGCTCTCGGATGGGTCGTTTGTTTCCTCCTCTGAGCAGATCACAGGCACGGACCTGTTCATTGCCGACGATCTCGAGTACGTCTGCACCATCGAGTTCTATTTCGGGTACGTTGCCGCGGCCTGACCCTCAACCAGCACCACAAATCTCAACACAAGGTGATCCACAATGCCCACATCAGCAGTCTCGAAAGCCCAAGCCGCCGGTACCGGCGCAGTTATCTCCATCGGTGGAGTCACCGGTGTCGGAACGGACACGTTCGTCCCCATCGGTGAAGTCCTCACCGCCAAGTTCGCCGGCGCCAAGCGCGGCGTCGTGACGACCACGTCGTTCGACTCCGGCGGTGTCGCCTCCAAGCTCGGCACCGTGCTCGACTCGGGTAACGCCACGTTGACCACGACTCGGATCTCCGGTGATGCCGGACAGATGGCAGTCCTCGCGGCCTTCAACGCTCAGCCGTCCGTCGCGTATGACTTCAAGGTGGTTCTGCCGCTGGCTCCTGGTCAGCTCGCCACCGGCGACACGATCACGTTCAGCGCCGTCGTGAGCGCTGCTGGAGACTTCGATATCGACATCTCCAAGCAGAGTGAGAACTCCTTCACTCTGGACATCAGTGGACCGAAGGGTTTCACAGCCGGCGCCTAATCGCCCGTTTCATAAGTAAGCAAAGGGGATTGGGAATTGATTCCTAATCCCCTTTTTCATCTGTTTGGAGAGTGTATGACACCCGCAGCAAACGAGAACGCCACGCTTAAGCAAACCACTCTGACCATCAAGCGGAAGGAATACACCCTTCACCTTGACTTCGCCGCTCTATCCACGGCCGAAGCGCTTCTGAAGAAGCAGGGCATCCAGGCAAACCTTCTCCAGTCGCTGAACCTCTCTGCTCTCGACGCCTCCGGACTGGCCGCTCTACTGTACGCCGCGTTGAAGCGTGATCAGCCCGAGATGACTTACCTGGAAGCATTGGGCCTCATCTCGCTGCCGCACCTCAACAAGGTATTCGACGCCCTCCTCGAGGCCTACATCGCCGCCCAGAAGGACCCGGACGACGAGGACGCAAGCCCAAACGACTAGGGGGTGGCGAAACTCCACCCACCTATGAAGCCTTATGGCTATCGATATGGGCCACAGGTCGCAACGACCTTGGCCTGTCAGAGGATGACTTCTGGACATGCACGCCCCGCCAGTTTGACGCTCTCGTCCGCCACCATAAGAACCGCGTCGAGCACGATGAGTTGATGACCGCGCAGTTGATCGCCGCCACCATCAACTGCGGCATGTGTCGCCCAAAGACTGCTGTACAGCCTAAGGACTTCATGCCTTCCCAGTGGGGAGTCATCAAAGAGCGCATCGCTCTTGAGCGCAGCACCCAACAGCGTGACGCTGTAGCCAATGCGTTCCGCGCATGGGCTGGAGTGAAACCGGAGACACCCGCGTGAGCAGTTTTATAAACGTCGACATAAGCTCTGTGGAGTCCATGCTGAAAGGCCTGGACGGAGAGATCAAAGAGAAGGCCATGCGCTCAGCTCTCAAAGCGGGCGCGAGGATCGAGCAGCACGAGATCCAGGCTAACTGCCCCACGCGCATCGACCTCCCGTCGGGTTCCGCGCTTCCCGTTGGGGCTCTCCGATCTGACGTGATCATCAAGCTCTCTGGCAAGAAGGTCGACCGGCCTTATGCGGTCGTCAAGTTTGGCAAGTACACCGCGCACGTGGCCCGATGGGTCGAAGACGGGCACAAGATCCACTATGGTGGCCGCGCCCAACACGGGACGGACACAGGCGAGTCCACCAAGCCCAACCCATTTGTGTCGCGATCCTTCGAGGCGTCTCTGGGCGCGGTGCAGGAAGCAATCCAGACCACATTTCTGTCCAACATCACCAAGGCCGACAAGGCCAGCAACATCGAATCGGAGTAGCCATGCCAGCCGGAAATACCGTACAAGTCGTGCTGAGCATGAACGCTGACACCTACTCGGCGGCCATCACCAAAGCTCAGAAGCAACTGGACCAATTCAAAGGTAAGTCCGAAGAGGCCGGGAAATCCGTTGGCCAGTCCATGCAGAAGTCGCGCGAAGGCGTGATGATGCTCGGCGAGGAGATCGGCATCCGCCTGCCCCGCGGTCTGCGTAACTTTGTGACCGAGTTGCCCGGCGTCGCAACGGCAATGAATGCCGCCTTTGACGCGATTGCTGTCATCGCACTGATCTCTGTGGTGGTCGAAGCAGGCCGGAAGATCGCTGAGTTTATCTCCAAGTCGGAGGAGGCGGGTAAGGCGCAGACGAAGGCCTGGACTGACTCACTTGCCGCTCTGAAGATGACCGTCGAAGAGCAGACTGTCTCCAACGACAAGCTGCAAGACCAGGTAGATAAGTTAGAGCACAAGCCCCGCAATGCATTGAAGGACGCCATAGATGAGGCGATCGTTTCCGCTGGAAAACTAGGGGACAAACTCACCGAAGATATCAAGAAGATATCCGATGGCATCAAAGAGGAAAACGTCTGGCAGCGGATGGGCGTCCTCGGTCCTGGTGACAGCCCGGTAAAGGGCGAACTTGAAAACTACCAGGCACGCATCGCGCAGATCACCGAGGAAACTCAAGCGAATGTCGCCAACGCCAAAAGCATCAGAGACAAGACCGCAGCGCAGAAGGCAGGCGACGAAGCATACATCCGGGCGGGGAACGACTCGAAGGGTCGTCTAGGCGCGTTAGTAACGGCAAACACCACCACCACTAAGGACTCCACCGACGGGTTTGGTGTGACCGTACCTGGAAAAACCAACCACAACTATGCATTGGAGGCGGCGGCTACTGCTGGATCTAGAACCATAGACCTGAATAACGCCCTTACTAAAGGGGACGCGGGCAGCCTGGACAACCAGGACTACATTGCTGCACACAGCGGCGATAAGAACGCCAAGGAGGAAGCGGACAAGGCATCCAAGGCCGCACTGGACAAAGATCAAGCAACGCTGGATGCAAGATACCTTGACCCATCGAAAGATGCAGACAAGATCGCTGCGTACTGGATGGCTATTGTGCAAGCCACCGCCAAGGGCTCAGTGGAATACAAGGGTGCGATGGAGCACCTGGTCGCCGCCAACAAAGAGCAGTGGAAAGCTCTGCATGATCTGGTCAACAAGGAAACGCAAGACCCGCTGCCGCTCCCGAAGATGGCGGAGCTGAACAACTTCCTGCCGAAGGACCTGAACAAGAAGCTCGATGATCTCAGTCTGGAGTTATCCGACAAGGCTGCGCTTGCAACGATCAAAGCGAAGAACGAAATGGATAACTACACCAACAGCCTCAAGGTTGCGACCGGAGCCATGTCTGAACAGCAGGCTGCCTCGCAGAGGATGAGCAATGATGCTTTGGAGAATGCAGCGCAGTTGAAGGTGCTGAAAGACGCGCTGGTGAAGCTGAAGGCCGAGGGGACGTACAACCCCATCACCGGCCAGAACATGGACGAAGCCAACGCGCGCCAGCAGGGTGAAGTTCAAAGCCAGATCGGTTCCACTACATCAGAAGGCCAACTGAAAGCCACACAGGATGCACAGGCACACTATCTAACCACAGCAGTCGGTGGCGTCTCTACTGCGCTCAATGAGTTCGCAGCTAAAGTCACGAATGTTGGCCAGGTGCTGGGTCAGTTTGTGATGCAGTCCCTCTCGGACGTCAACAATGCCATCCTGAATCCCGGTAAGCCTGGAAGCCATCGCTTCAAGGCAATGGGATTGGCTATGGGCAAGGATGCTGAAGGATCGGCTCTCAAAGGTGGCGAAGGAATGGCCATCAAAGGAGTAGACAAGCTTCTCCATCTTGGCGGCAAG